GTGGGCGCAGCTGCAACTAGCATTGGAACTGCTATTGGTGCAGCGCTTCTCGGTGAGTCAGGCATTGCAGGTCTAAAGAAGGGACTCGGCATCGCGAAAGTCGTTGGAGGGAGATTGTTTAAGGGTGGATTCTATGGTGTTATAGGATATGCAATAGGGACTACAGCCGTCGATCTTGCTGCGTCTCTTGTAGATGATCCAGAACTCAAAAAGAAGATTAAAGAAGAAGGTCAACAGGCTGTCGATTACGCGTCATTGGGAGCTTCGATAGGGTTTATGCTCTTTGGACCACCCGGCGCCCTCGTCGGAGGTCTTTTAGGTATTGCTGTTAGTCTCTTTGATGATTTGTTAGAATGGATTTATGGTGAAGGAGACAAACAGGTTCAACAGTGGAAAAAAGAACGCGAAAAGAAGGAGGCGGAAGTTACCGCACAAGCGGAAGAGTTTGCTGATTTAACATCATCTTCTTCTAAAACAGAACTCACTAGAGATTTGACTCGGAAAGCGCAGGCTGGGGTCGACGTAAATGAACCAGGTCTATTTCAACCAAGAATGATAATGGAACGCATTCAAGATAGAACGGGATTAGGACCTCGTGAAATAACCGATGAAATGAAGGCAAAAGAGTTAGAAGATGTGAAGCGTGAATATATCCGACTTCAAAACGAATATAAGTCAGGTAACGTTCGACCTGAGAACATGCAACCTGGGAACCCTGAGGACATACCAGCGCCTCAGTCGAATCTAGAGCGAGTACCAGTGTATACCTCTCCAGAAATGCAACTAGCTTTCAGACTTAAAAACTCGGGCTTCACAGAAGAAGAGGCACAACAAATTCTCGGCCAAATTCAATCGGAAAGCCAATTCACTCCACAAAGTGAGAAAATGAACTATAGTCCCGAAGGTATTTCAAAACTTTCTAAACAAATTGATTCGGTCGAAGATATCAGCCCAGAAGAAGCAAGAAAAAGATTTTGGTCTAGAAACGGTCGTGGTAAAAGGGATGATAGAGCGATCGGTGATTTTCTCTATGGTAATCGTATGGGAAATGAAGCCGATGAAGGCTTCGACTATCGCGGTAGGGGGCTCATCCAGCTTACTGGCAAATCAAATTATGAGGCTGTCGGAAAACGCATAAATGTCGATCTTGTAAATAATCCGGAATTAGCCAATGATCCGGAAATTGCCCAACGTATTGCGGTTGACTATTTTCTACAAAGAAAGAACGAAGGCGCAGATTTATCAACGACTCGTGGAGCTACAAGGGCGGTTGGACCTGCGGATCAAAGCGAGGATGCTATTGCCAAGCGGGCTGCTAATGCGGCATCATTCGAGAACATTTATAGCAGACTGGCTGACAATGATATCCAGAGTAAACCACCTGTAACTATCAACCTTGCCGCACCAAACACTACAAATTTCAATAATGCTGGTGGGGGGCAGGATACTCAACGACAAGTCGTTGCTTCGGCTCATACTGTTCAAGATCGTGTGTCTGGATATAACAGTATGTCGGGGCTTCAACCGTTATATTAAAAAAAGAGCCCCGAAGGGCTCTTTCTAGTATTAGTCGTCTTCAGCAATCTTATTGAAGAATGACATATCATCGTCATCATCGTCCGCTGACCATGGAACTTCATCGCTATCTTCAAGTTCTGCCGCAGCAACCTTCTCTTTCTTTGGAGGAGCTACAGGCGCTTCCTCGCGAGAATCATCCATACCATCTGGCCAGACCTGTAGGAGTCTTGTCTTCAGTTCCTGATAGGTTTTGAAACTTGATGGATCAATCAACTCACTAAGAGAGTGTGCTTGCTTCCAAATAGCCTCAATGGCCTTATCGTCTTCAGCGATTGGTGAAACATTGTCAAAAGATGAATCGTCATAATTCGGCAGATCCACCTTATTTCCGTTGATTTCCGATCTAACCGTCTTCACCTTAATCTTGAAGTTCGCACCTTCCCAAAGATCGAAAGGATTGATAGGCTCTTCATCTTCAAACGATGGCTCCATAGCTTCTTGAAGCTTCGCAAAAATCTTTGGACCATAGCTGAAAAGAAATACCTTACCCTCATTTTCAGGATTCACACTATCTTTTACCACATAAATATTAGAATAATACTTTAGACGACGCTTCCGATCACGCGCAATCTTTTTATTCTTTTCCAATCCTGTATTCCAAAGCTTACTATTTGCTTCAGAAAGAGGATCAGGCTTATCTAGTGTAGTGAGAGACTTTTCGATATACCACTTTCCGTTTGCAGGATTCTTGAAACCGTGGTCGTATAGCTTAACCCAGGGAGCAGAAAGATTGTCATCCGAAGGTCCTACTGGAAGAAATCGAATAACTGCATAGCCATTACCTGACTTATCGCGAGTGACCTTCCAATACTTTCCATCATCTTCCCCGTTATCGAAGTTGCTATTAGTCTTTTTAGCTTCTTCCGCTAACTGTGTAAGTGACTTTTTACGGGAATTCTTTAGCGTCTTAAAATCTACCATTTTTATTTCTCCTTTTTCGTCTTAAAAATATACACGCTTAATCTACAAATGCTTTTTTGATTACCTTTCGATAATCGTCTTTATTTATATTGATAAAACATCTGTATTTTTTAATTTTACTATTATACATGGACCAAATAGGGTCGTCAATCATTTTTTTATCGAATGTCCGAATAAAATTCAAAAACATATCTAGAATGATAAAACTTTCTATAGAAATTTCATTCATAGCTAACATTTGAAAAATAGGCGGATGGTCATTATCTTTCATACTGAATAAGTCATCAAACGCACAATCATATATGTCCATATAGTTCCTCAAAGCGGACATATCACGCCAGAAAAGATATTGAAGGGATTCGAATCTTTTCTGCCAATTTTTGTATGCAATATCTGCATCTTCATCAACCAAATCGCCTATCCAAAGGTCACCACGTTCTATAAAATTTGCAAGAAAAAATTCAGTCAATTTCTTAGAATATTTTTTCTCCACTCTAGCAAAATAGTATCTATCGTTTCTTGTCTTGAAAGCTGATACACTAGCCCTCACCTTTCCTTTATGTTTTAGAATATCATAAGAGTCTGTGGTGAAATGTGCTTTGATTGCTAAGTATCGTTGATAAGCTTTGAAACCTTTTTCTATCACTTTTAATGTCATAATGGTAGAGAACGTGTTTTATCGACTAACAAATTTAAAGTATTGGCGTTTGCTTGAAGTTTCTCTTTGGTATTTCTATTAATCATCTTCGCAGCAACTTCTACCTCAATATCATTTGCTTCGCAGTAGTATACTATAGCTTCAATATAATTCAAGCTTTTTTCTAATACGATTTCTTCGATATCTAAATTGAATCTATTTTTATCTAAATTCAATAGAAGCTCCTACACTCTTTCGAACAATGTCTTCCGTAATATGTTGCGGATAATAAATCTCCAATGCATGTGCCCAATGACCATCCGTCTCGAACCAATGATATTCATTAGGAGCAACCGTAGTAAAGTCACCCGCTTCCAACGTTGTACGGTCTACCAGATCATAATCATTCTTTCGAACGCAAATAGTGATTCGACCACCAATACAATAGAACGCATTCCACTTGTATTGATGAATATGTTCAGAACACTTATATCCTTTGTGCACCATAATCCGATGAATTTCAACCGCTGGTGTTATCAACAGCGGTTCCGTAGTACCCCAAATTTTACCTAAAATCATCTTATCGTCCAACTCCTTTTCTTGTATACTTGCCACCAGTCAGCAAACCGAAGTTTGTTCTTCTCCTGTTCAGATTCCTCGCGTGTAAACCACATAAAGTCTAGCCAATCGTCTTCACTCTTAGCCATACGCCGATTCTCGTCTAGAGCGTCAGCGAATGGCTTTTCCTTCTTTTTGAAAAGCATTATCATCCTCCGTTAGTCTGTGCCCAAACGATTCGATTATTATTTTCGAGCTTGTAAAGAGTGATAACACCCGGCATTCCACGAACGCGAGCATTATTAGTCATAATAAGCTTTTCAATCTTGTGAGGCTTCTTCATCCACTGCCCGACAACCTTATCACCAACCTTAGCCTCCCACTTGTATCGAGGAGCAACCGCAGGAGCAACCGCCTTAGTCGCGCGAGGAATAGCACCGATCCGCCGACAAACCGCCTTCCAATCCTTCCCGTGCCCAGCAAAAGGAGTCATAGCATGCGCGATTTCATGAAGAATTGTATCCCTCACTTCCGGACTCGCAATCCCACCTTCACGCTTTACCCAAGGCTTATTGAGAACGATTTGCTTTTTACGATAATTGCAAAGCCCAAGATATTTCGTTTCACGATTGGACCAAACGAAAGTCCAACCATCAAGATTATATTTAGCGATAGTCATTTCAGCGAATTCACGAACTTCCGAAAGCATCACAAAACCTCTTTCTCACTGTCTAAAGATAGAGTATCACGATTAGGATTCGTTGTCAACATAAAAAATATGTGGACCAATCTTTGTTATGCGAGTGAATATTTTACTCCAGTATGGTTTCACATAATCTGCATGGTAGAAGAGTGCGCCTTGGGTGTTATCGAAAATCGTGCTTTCTGGATCAAGCATATTCATCGCGATCATCTTAGCAGTTTCCCAAGCATCTTTTTCACGCGGTGTGTCGGATTTGCCGTCCCAGTACCATGAGAATTGATCTTTCTGGAACACCACATCGCAGATATTATCTGGGAATTTTTCTGATTTAACTCGATTTAGAGTTACGTTCGCAACAGCGACTTGCCCTGCTAAGGATTTACTTCTAGCTTCGTGGTAGATGTTAAGTGCTAGACAGAAAGCGTCTTCCGGCATCTGAGAGGCGCCGCTCGGAGAGCAAAACACCGTAGAGGATGAGACAATCATCAGAACAGAAATGATAGCAGTTCGCATAA